GTGGACCCCGCCGACCTGGACCTCATCATCCGCGCCGCCGCCGAGGCCGCCTGCCAGGCGATGAAGTCGATCGACCCGGACCTGGACGGCGACATGGACGTCCCCGGCGTGTCGATGGACACCGACCCGGACATGGACGCGGAGTCCGAGCCCGATCCCGAAGACCCGGCCGCTGAGAGCGCGCCGACGCAGGAAACCAGCCCGCCGGAGACGGCACGAGAAGAGGAGGCCCCCGCCATGGCGGAGCCAACCACGCTGGCCGAGGCCGAATCCCCGGCAAGCGGCGACGACCCCAGCACCAGCACCAACCCGCTGAACGACAACCAGCCCGACTCCCCGCAGGACAACGACGGCGACAACAGCTTCGAGAGCTTCATCGCCCGCATGATCTCGATGATCGCGGCGCAGGCGGCGGCGGACGGGAAGATGAACCCCGCCTACACCAAGCTCGTCTCCGACCTGATCATGTCGGCGGGTATCGGCAGGGGCGGCCCGAACCCAGCCGCATCCGTCGCCTTGCAGGGCGCCGGGACGGTGCCGGCTCCGTCGCTGGGGTCGATGCGCGGCGAGACCGAGGCCGTGAACGCCGTCGTCACCGAGACGCAGGACGACCTGATCGCCCGCAAGGTCGAAGAGGCGCTGGTGAAGGAGCGGCAGAAGCTCACCGAGATGGGCGCCGGGCCCGTCCGCAAGGGCCTCGTCCGGCCGGTCGGCGAGACCACGTACAGCGAGGAAGGCTCCGCGCTGCCCGAGGGCTGGCCGGCCAAGCCCCTCGACAAGTACACCGAGGCGGAGCGGAAGCAGTACGTGGAGCCGTACGTCGTCGGTGCCGTCCTCGGCAACCGCGCCTGACCATGGACGCCATCCGGGCTGCGGCTGTCGCTGAGGAGATGGCCGCAAGCCTGGAAGCGTTCGCCGAGAAGGCCGAGGATGCCCCGTCTGAGATCACGGGCGCGGACCGGCAGAACGCGATGGATGCCCACACGGGCCTGATCGCGATGCGGATAGCGGAGCGGCTAGGCCGGTTCCGGCAGTAACCCCTGTTCAACCCTGACCGCCAGCCTCACGGCTGGTGCCTCTGGCAGCAATGGTCGCCGCAGCCCCGGACCCCATGGCCCGGGGCTTTCGCACGTCCCGACCATCACTCGCTGAGAGGAGACGGCTATGCCGTCCGAGCTTCGTGAGGCGCTGACCGCCGCCAATGCGTCAGCCCTTGTCCCCAAGATCATTGACCCGCTGCTGCTGGAATACCAGCGCCGGTACTCCCCGGTCGTGCGGGCCATCCCCTCCGTCCGCTGGGACTCGGACACGTACTACTTCAACCAGCGGACCGCCGTAGCGTCCGGTGGTTTCACCACCGACGGCGGCGCCCGCCCGGTCACCACCAGCACGTACGTGCAGCAGTCGTACCAGATGAAGCACCTGCAGATCGTCGGCTCCGTCACCGGCTACGCGCAGCAGGTCACCCGGCAGGTCATCGGTGACCTGAGGGCCCGTGAAATCCAGGGCTCCATCCGCGGCCTGTACTGGGACGTGGAAACCGCCCTCCTGTGGGGCAACGCCGCATCGACCGCTGCGGGCGCGTACCCGGAGTACGACGGCCTCGACACCCTCGTCTCGACCTACTCGGGGTCGGGGCAGAACGCGCTGAACAAGCAGACCGGCGGCCTCACCGGCCAGGCCGCGCCGCTGTCCCTGTCGATGCTCGACGAATTGATCGACCAGGTGGAGACGAACTTCGCGGGGTCGATCTTCGACAACTCGTGGATGTTCATCCTGTCGAACACCGCCGCGAGCAAGATCGCGCAGCTTCAGGTGTCGCAGCAGCGGTACAACGACACTGTCACCGCCGACGTCGGCCTGGTCGTGCCGACCTACCGGGGCATCCCGCTGGTGAAGTCGTCGTTCCTCCAGGCGCGCGGCTACGCGATGTCCACGGTTACCGCGACAGCCTCCAGCGGCGCGCTGCCGGGCGGCCTGTCCACCATCACCGGGTCGCTGGGCAACCACACCTACTACTACGTGGTGACCGCCGTGATCGCCCGGCAGGGCGAGATCCAGCCCTGCGCCGAGGTGTCCGCCGCGACGGGCGGCACGAGCGGGTTCGCGAAGCTGGCGTTCACCGCGCC